TAATACAAGAGCGTGTTTGGGATTGGTATTTGTCGGTTGCTGAAACTCGTTTACATAATGATAGTCAACAACTAATTGTATTTACTAGGTGGTCTGAGAATGATTTAGTAGCTAAATTAGAAGATTTAGGCAAAGTTAAGGAATATACAGGTGGTGATATTTTCGAGTTCTTAAAAACGCTAAAAGAAGATGAATTTATAAAGATAAACTTCAAAGCGATAAAAGAGGGTGACCCTACTGATTTTGATGACAGAAAAGAGGGAGAGGCGTTATATCCTGAGAAACATTCTATTTTTAAATTACAATCAGCTAGAAGTAAAGACCCTGATAAATTTGATTGTCTTTATCAAGGTGATCCAGTAAGTAAAGATGGGCTAATGTATTCATCTTTTAAAACATATTCAACACGTCCTGAGTTAAAAATAATTAAGAATTATACAGATACTGCCGATACAGGAAAAGACAAACTTTGCTCGATTGTTTACGGGTTGCCTATTGATAAAGTTGATGAACATATTTATATTTTAGATTTGATTTATACTCCCGAACCAATGGAAGTGACAGAGCCTTTGACTGCTGAGTTAATAATGCGTCATAATGTAAATCTAACTAATATTGAATCCAATAATGGAGGTCGTAGTTTTGCAAGGGCTGTAGAAAAGTTAGTTAAGCGAAATAATACTATAAAATGGTTTCACCAATCGAACAATAAAGAAGCTAGAATTTACTCTAATTCGGCATCCGTAACACGAAATATTGTCTTTCCTTCTGACTGGTCGGTTAAATGGCCAGAGTTTTATAAAGCAGTAACTAAGTATAAAAAAGAGTTTAAAGCTAATGATTTTGATGATGCACCCGATACGTTGACGGGTATTGTAGAGATGGAAGATAAAAATAATTGGTTTGTTTTATAATTAATTTGTATTTTTACAACTAATTTAGTATAAAAAATGGGTACATTCGACAAGCTACGAGAAAAGGCAATAAATATACTTAGCAAAAAAGCAATAAATCTTAACGTTCAATGGACGCTATCCAAAAGTGGTGAATGGGTTTATCCTGATGAAAAAAGCGATACCTATATCGATAAAGGCTACAAAGAATTACCTAATGTTTATGGTTTAATAGAAGCTATTTTATCTAAATCTACAATAGTGCCGTTTGAAGTGTTCAAAGTAAAAAGCCGTTCCAAAGAGCTTAAATACAAGGCAATGATGGAAAGTGGTAATTACATCAAAGCATTGAAGTATAAAGCAGAGGCTTATGACAAAGTAGAAAATTCAATCATAGAAGAACTGCTTTTAAATCCTAATGACTACCAAAACACAGCAGAACAAAACTACGATATTGACGGTTATAAGTTGTTAACTGGGAATTCTTATCTTTATCATATTGGAGTAGGTTCTACGCATGAATTACACACATTGCCTGCTCCTTGTGTTGATATTTTAGTAAAAGGCAATCCGTTTGCTCCTGAGTTTTCGTATAAGGTCAACTATCTACAAGATACATTACCCGGCAAAGATGTTCTACACTTCAAAAAATGGAATCCAATTACATCGGGACAATCACCAACTAAACAATTCAAAGGACTTTCGCCGTTGCAGTCTTGTAGGCTTCTGCTGGGTCGCTACAAAAATGCTGACTTAACACAAGGGTTCCAATTTGAGAATATGGGGCCGGGTGGAATGATAACGGGAGCTACTTCATCGGCTGATGGGCTGAGTGAAGATCAAGCTATTGCCATACAGGACAAGTTCAAGCAGCAGCATCAAGGGGTGCATAAAGCAGGAGATATTTTAGTAACTCCAAGTGCTTTAACGTGGACTGCTTTTGGATTATCGGCTGTGGACTTGAATATATTGGCAAGTAAAACTGAAATGGTTAATGAGTTATGTAATGTGTACCAATATCCATCTGATTTAATGGGCGGAGATAAAAAATACAATAACTTTGCAGAAGCTAGAAAAGCAGTTATTACTGATTGTGTAATACCATTGGTTGAGGCTCGTAAGGGCGTGTACAATAAGTTTATTAAGGATGTATTAGGGGAATCGGTTATAATTGAGTACGATTATACTATATTTCCTGAAATGCAGGATGATTTACAAACTCAATCACAAGTAGCAGCGCAATCAAATTGGCTTACAATAGATGAAAAAAGGGCGATGATGAATTACGAACCATTACAAGAATCAGAGCGTAAAAATGTGCTTATTCCTAGTGGTTTGAGTACGTTGGAGGACTTATACACTACTGATAGTGATATTGATGAGGAATCACTTGATCCTAATGTATAAAATATGTTAAAGTTTTGATTTTTGATTGCATATATCAAATGTTTGTTTATATTTGTACTCAGATAACAACAACATAAAAATAGAAATCATGGTAAAGAGAATCATTTTAACAGCAATACACTTCAAAGGAATTGACCAAGTAAAATCAGAAGTAAAAGAATTAGCTGAAAATTGTTTATGTTCTGAATCTCACATAAGAAACATAATCAGACAGGTAGAAAAACAGCAAATAATAATAAAATCATGTTAGGAGAAATTAAAACAATCACAGAGTATCATCCAAACGGTGCTCTGTGGTTTAATACGGTAATAGCCTTTGTAAATCCTAAATACATTGGTTTTTATATGAACAACACTCAATTAAGAGAATGGAATAGCGCAAAGCCATACATAAAACTTAAATGTGAAAAATATTTTGATAACGGTCAATTCGGATGGAAATTAGAATGGCGTGAATCAGGCGAATTGATAAATAAAAATGATACGCAATATCGAAAAGATGGGGCTATAATTCAATATTAAAACAATGGCACAACAACTGGAAAACACTTGCTCCGATAACAGAGGCGGTAAGCGTGAAAATGCAGGGGCAAAGCCAAAAGGCAATGTTATTTATTACCGTAGGGTATCGCCTTTGCATGTTGTTTTATTGGATAACTATTTAAAACAGTTGAAAAATGGCAAGCTATAGAGCGCAACACCGAGAATTCATACGGAGAGAGAAGGTTTACGAAAACAAATACAAAAAGCAATTCTATGCTTACTTAAATTCAGTAAACAATTCCGCTGCTACTGCATACGCTAACGGTTCAATGGCTTATGATCTCCAACACGCTAAACTAACAGCAATCTATACGAAACTATACAACGATGTAACAATCAATGAAGCTGAAATACAATGGAATCAATTTGACGACCCTAAACCAAAGCAACAAAAAGATTTAATTGATGTGTTTGCTAGTGTTTTTACACCAAATACAAACGATGTGCCAATTAATTTATGGCGTTCATTATTAGGTGATTGTTGGGATTATTTCTGCAAAAACACCGTTATTGAATATAGCCATACCTCCAGTAAATATTTTGTAGCCGTTAAAGTTATATGTTCCATCATCTACTCCGTTAAGTTTGTTTTTTGGAGTTTTAAAGTGAACGCCTTTACCGCCTCCTAATCGTTTCCATTCCGACTTCAAAGCCTCAAAAACTTCTTGGTCGGTGGCTTCTCTGTACTTATCACTCAAGTAGTAGTGATCTTTTTCTTCCCATCTACCGCCTGTATTAAAGCCATAATAATAAAATCTGTAGATTGACATTTCAGTGATGCAGCCTATGAATTTTTCATAATTCTGGCCTTTAAATTTATACCACTTTCCAACTCCCAACACTGGAGCGCATACTTCAGGAAACACTTCTTTTAATGTTTTATCTGCATTGGCTTTAATGAATTGTTTACTTATTTTCATATCGTTGTTTTTAATGAATTTTTATTTAGTTTTCATAACTTTCTATTTCTTTCTATTTCTTTTAATTTATTTTGATACGCATTGTGAGCATCAATTTCGTTTATAAAATATCCTAAAAAAATAATTTTCCTGCCTATAGCTATGCAAGATTTCCATTTACTAGTTCTTTTATACCAACTAACTCCGACGTATTGAGAGGTGCTTTTTAAATGTTTTTTATTACTGTTTTCTCTAGCTGTCACTATCTCAAGATTGTATAATTTATTATTAGTTCTATCAAAATCAATATGGTTTATCACTAATTTATAACCACATGGTACATGATTTAAAAACGCAATAGCCACTAATTTTTGAATTTGTATAGTGCTTTTTTTGCCGTTAGATAAGACTACTATTAAATATCCGTGTAGGTCTTTGCCTGGTTTTAAAATTATTGGATTGCTTTTATCTTTAAAACTTTTTACCCTACCTAAATTGCTAACTTCATAATCAGGATAGTCTTTTACTTCTTTCCATATTTCTTTTTCCATCTTAATTCACATTTCTATAATTAATCCAAAATTGTTTTAAACTCTCGGGTATTGCTTGCTATTTAATATCGGGTATTTTCGACATGATGTATTGTTTGTCTGTCATGGTCTGAATTTGTATTTGTCATCGAACAGGATTTTCGATACGTAATCGTAGAATTTTTCAAATAGGTTTTTCATGGTTTCTGATTGATTTTAATAGTTGTTTGATTTGCTTTAGTTCTTCATCAGTACACATAAATCGATGTGTTTTTGTTTCGCCTGGTATTTTAGGTCTGCCGACTGGATTTTTATCTTTCATTTTAATTTAGATTGAATGTCAGAAATATTAATCGCTAGAGCATTTGAAATTTTTTCAGGTAAAAAAGGTTCTGCTTCTGGAAACTGTTCAATAATTCGCTTATAACTTCTTAATGAAAACAAAGCAACTTCTATATCTGTTCTAAGTTTTGAAATTTCTTTGCTTTTATCTTGAATAGCATTTTCTTTTTTCAACAAAGACTCACAATCTACAGAATTTGGTAAATAATGACTTGAACTTGTTGGGAGTTTCTTTGTAAAAAATAACCTTTGATAATTAAATCCATTGCCCGAAACCGAAACTTCATTTCTAGCTTCAAAATAGTTAGGAAATTTTTCATAGCATTTCAAAACTTCGGAGGGGATTGTTTTTAAATAAATCGATTCAAACTCTTCTCTTAATTCAGTTCTTAGTAAATTAATTTCTTCTTGCTTTTTAGCAGTTAATTTGATTGCAACTTCTGAGGCAATTACTTTTGTGATAATACTCATCGTGATAAATTTTAAATTTCTATGAAGCAAATATAAACATTATTTTGGAATAAAAAGGCTTTTTATTGTTTATTTTTCCATAATACCTAGATCAAATCTATCCAACCTCCTTTTAAGCTATTCTAAGCGATTATTATTTTAAAAACCTACGTAATACCGTAAACTTTATTTTAATCTTTTTTAGCCCCTGTAACATGGTTCCAAGTTTTACCTACCATTATGTTTTGAATAGTACATTTACTTAATCCATATTTTATAGAAATATCTTTTCTCGACATCAACAACCTGTCTTCATATATTTCCAAGGCTATCTTATTGTTTATTTTTACATTTTTAGCCTTTTCACCAATGTAAAACTTACTCAATCCTGTTCTTGCTGAATGTTGCATATTTTCTTTATGAGTACACCATTCAAGATTTTCAATACTGTTATCGTGTTTTACTCCGTTTATGTGATTTATAAACGACTTGTTATCGGGGTTAGGTATAAAAGTAAGCGCTAACAACCTGTGTAATCTAAAATGCTTTTGTTTTTGTCTATTACCAACTATAGCTAATGCTACTCTGTAATATCCCTTATCATCAAGCTGAGGTATGACAAATTTTTTTCTTCTATTATCAAATATATCTCCATCACGATTTATAAGATACCTTCCGTATAAATCATAAACATTTATTGTTTCCATAAATAAAAAAGCAACGAATCAAAAGGTGGTCGTCTTTATCATCGTTGCAATTTGTATAAAATTTTTAATTCGGCGACCACTCCGATAAAACAAAGATACAAAATATTATTAAATTATTGGATTCCCCAATTAAATTCATCGAGCCTCTTTTGCTGTTCTATTGTAACGAGGTGATGTTTTCGCATTGTTTCTATGTCTGATATAGAGAGGCGCGTCTGAAAATTGCATTTTGTACAATATCCGTGTTTGTTTGTGTGAGAGTGGTGGC